GGCCTAGAGGCTAGCACTATTACTCTAGACTTTTTGAGCGATACAGCTGCAGCAAACGTAAACGCTACTTTGCAAGCTGCCTGGGGTACAACAGTACCGCTAACACTTAAGCAAACAAGCGCCGTAGTATCAGCAACTAATCCGCTATATAGCACAACTGTGCTAGTTAATAACACTACAGATATTAACGGCGCTGTTGCAGATATTGCTACTCAGAGCATTACCTTTACCTGTAACTCACCAATCGTAATTACAACTAGCTGAGAATAAACAAAAGGGGCTAACACAATGGCAAAACTTAAAATAACAAGGGCAGACGGCAGCGTATCGGATCATCAGATTACGCCACGTATTGAGTATGCCTTTGAGTTAAATTACAAAAAAGGTTTTCACAAAGCCTTTAGAGATGATGAGATGCAAACTATGGTGTACTGGCTAGCCTGGGAGTGTTTACGCACAAGCGGGCAAACCGTACCGATGTTTGGGGCAGAGTTTTTAGACACCTTAGCTAAGGTTGAGGTACTAGATGATGACCCTTTGGGGTAGTGGGGCGCGGTAATTTTGGTTACCTCATAGCGCAGCTAGCCGTAGAAACGGGTATTGCGCCCCAGTACTTACTAGACCTGGACGATGTTATGTTTAAGAATATGCTCAGGGTAATAAACGATAAAGCTAAGGAGCAACAAAATGCCAGTAGAGGTAAGAGGCGCCCTTGAGCTACGCAAAGCTATTAAAAAGTTTAGCCCCGATCTAGCAAAAGAAACCCGCAAAGAGTTAGCCAATCTTTTGGCCCCTATTGTAAAAACTGCTAGAGGCTTTGTGCCAAGTACCGCGCCTTTATCGGGTTGGGCTAAAGCGCCTACAACTACAGGTAGATTTCCAATATGGAGCAGTAGCGCAGCTAAAGGCGGCATAGGCTATAAAACCTCACCTTCCAAACCTAACAGGGAAGGCTTTAGAGCTGTAGCTCGTATTGTGAACGCTAGCGCCGCAGGTGCAATCTATGAGACAGCAGGCCGCGTCAATCCACAGGGCAGAGACCAGGCAGGCTTAAAACCTGTTGTGTATCCTGGCCACAAAGATTTTGGCAAAATGGTGCGCTCAGGTAGCAAAAATGAAGGGCGCAGCTCAAACCCGTTTGCAGGTAAGCAATTCGTAGATGCTATTAACGCTGACGGGCAGATAGTAGATGCCAATAACCAAACTGGCGCAGGGCGCCGTAGTCGCAAAATGCGAGGCCGTGCAATCTTTAGAGCTTGGGCCAATGACGGCGGCAAGACTAACGCAGCTGTAATTAAAGCTATAGAAAACTCTAAACTTAAGTTTTACAATGCTATGGGGGTTAAGTAATGGCTGTTGATCCGTCCGTAGTAATAAATATAGCTGCCGAGTTCACAGGCAAAAAAGGCTTTAAGCAAGCTGAGACGGCTACCGACAAGCTTAGTAAATCGGTTAAAAGTCTAGCTAAAACCTTTGGCCTTGCTTTTGGTACGGCTGCCGTTATTGGCTATGCCAAAGCCTCAGTAAAGGCTGCAGCTGCAGACCAAAAGGCCCAGCAACAGTTAGCCCTGGCATTAAAAAACGTAGGCTTAGAGCGCGATGCTGCCTCAGCTGAAAGATTTATACAACAGTTACAAAGTGAGTTTGGCGTTATAGATGATCTATTAAGGCCTGCTTATCAAAAACTAGCGGTAGCAACTAAAAATACAGCCGAGACCCAGCGCCTATTAAGTATTGGCTTAGATATAAGTGCCTCAACTGGCCGCGATTTAGAGAGCGTGACAGGCGCATTAAGTAAGGCATACCTTGGTAATAACACATCTTTAGGTAAATTAAACGTAGGCATATCTAAGGCAGACCTAAAAACTAAATCTTTTAAGGAGATTACAGACGATTTAGCCGTAACCTTTAAGGGTTCAGCCAAGGCAGCCTCAGAGACTTATGCAGGATCTATAGCCAAACTAGGCGTAGCTGCAGCTAACGTGCAGGAGATTATTGGTACAGGCCTTATAGATGCCCTAAAAAATCTAGGCGATGATACAACCGTAGCAGACCTTGCTACCAATATGGAAAACCTAGCTACTTATACCGCTGACGTTATACGCGGGTTTGGCCTTATGGCCGCAGCCTTAAAAAAGATACCTGGGCTATCAGGATTAACAGGGGCTAGCATAGTTCAAGCTATCCCAATTTTAGGCAGCTATATAACTTTACTTAATCAAGCTGGGGCACAAGCTAGACGATCAGCAGAGGTCAATGCTCAAAAAAACCCAATTCAATCAGGCTCGTATTTAACTACTCAAAAGAAAATAACAGCCCTTACAAAAGATCAGCAAAAGGCCCAGGCTAAAATCCTTGCAGATAAAAAGTCTCAGGCAATACTAGATAAAGCAACCTTGGCGCTGGCTAAGGGTGAAGATGCTTTTGATATGGATAAAATCCAACTTAATGCAGCTCTTATTGGCCAGGCTGAGGCCTTAGGTAAAGCAACTACTAGCGCACAGATTTTAGGTATAGCTAATGACATACAGCGCCTACGGGTTAAGCAGGATATAGCCGCGCTAGAGGATGCCATAGCCTCAAAGGATGATGCAGCTATAGTAAAGGCTACAACTAAATTAAACCAAGACTTAAAGATATTAGGCACTTTGCAAGGCCAAGCCCTTAAACTGGCAGACATAAATAACATTCTTAACAGTTTAAAGCCTAAAGATTTAATAAATATAGAAAACCTTAACCAAGCTATGAGCCTGTTAGCTGCTATGGGAGCTGTAAACATCAGCTCGCAGGGAGTATCGGCTGCAGGCGGTGGCATAAGCGGTAATACTACAGCTGCAGCCGTAGCTGGCCTTAGCCTTAATGCGCCTGTAGCGGGTGTTGACTTTAACCCTAACCAAAACAGAGATCGTAACTACACTAATAACGTAATTAACGTAACGGCTGGGGTAATTGGCGATGAGAATATAATTGTGGATGCCGTGCAAAATGCCCTTAATGAGATAGCACGTAGAGGCTACTTAACTACTTATGCAGGGGCCATAGCAGTATGACCGTGCCAGTAGTAAACGCTGTTATTAACTTTAGTACTGGCCCTAGCTTTGCTCAGGCTATGATTTTAGACAGCGGCATACTAGACACAAACGTATTAGCAGATAGCGCCAGCGTTATCGTCGACGTATCCAACGTAGTCGATAGCATCCAAACTATTAGAGGCCGTAACGCACAGGCTGACCAATTCCAAACTGGCACCCTATCGCTGCGTATTGTTGACCAAACGGGCGCGTTTAACCCCCAAAACCCAGCCAGCCCCTATTTTCAGCTTTTAACCCCTATGCGTAAGGTGCAGATTACGGCTACCTACGGGGCAACTACTTACCCTATCTTTTCAGGCTTTATTACTAGCTATACAACCACTACGCCTAAAAATGCTAATGACGTAGTTTATACCACTATCCAAGCTGTAGATGCTTTTAGGCTTGCGCAAAACGCACAGATAAGTACGGTGGCAGGCACCTCAGCGGGCCAGCTTAGCGGTGCAAGAATTAACGCCTTGCTAGATGCTATTGACTGGCCCGTCTCTATGCGTGATGTAGATGCAGGCTTGACCACAATGCAGGCAGACCCAGGCACAGCCCGCACAAGCCTTGCGGCTATGCAAACCGTAGAGATTAGCGAGTATGGAGCTTTGTACGTAGATGCGGCGGGCAGTTTTATTTTCCAAGACCGATCAGTAACGGCTGGCAGTACGGGAGCTGCGCCCACAGTATTTAACGATAACGGTACAGATATTGGCTACTTTAACGCGGTGTGGCGCCTTGACGATACCCTAGTTTACAACTCAGCCAGCGTTACCCGTACAGGTGGCACGGCCCAGGTAGCTACTAATCAGGCCAGTATTGATAAGTACTTTATTCATAGCTATAACCAGCAAAATCTACTAATGCAAACCGATGCCGTAGCCCTGGACTATGCACAGGCATACGTTGCATCTAGAGCTGAGACCAGCATCCGCTGCGATGCTATACAGCTAGACCTTTATACCGATAATTACAACTTAGGCATTATTGCAGCCCTTAGCCTTGACTACTTTGACCCTGTAACTATTACAACTAACCAACCTGGCGGATCAACGCTAACTAAAACTTTGCAGGTGTTTGGCGTTGCTCAAAGCATTACGCCTAATAGCTGGAAAACAACACTTACCACTTTAGAGCCAATTATTGACGGCTTTATATTAGACTCATCCATATACGGTTTGCTTGACAGCGGCGTATTAAGTTATTAAGGAGATAGGACTATGGCAGCTGGATTAGGTTTTAAGACCTTTACTACTGGCGAGGTACTTACGGCAGCTGACACTAACGGCTACCTAATGCAAGGCGTATTGGTGTTTGCATCATCTGCAGCCCGTGCGGCAGCTATTACCTCACCACAAGAGGGGCAATACTCTTACCTGAAAGATACAAACAGTACTGAGTATTATGACGGGGCCGCGTGGATTGCTGCACCTATCGGTGACATCACAGGCGTAACAGCTGGCGTAGGTATTAGCGGCGGTGGCACAAGCGGCACAGTAACCGTAACTAATGATATGGCTACAACTATTACTGCAGCGGGTGACATTGTAGTAGGCACAGGATCAGGTACTTACGATAACCTACCTATTGGTACTACTGCACAAGTTTTGACGGCAGATACAACAGTTAGCCCATATAAAGTAAAATGGGCTACACCTTCAGCTGGTACTTTTGCTTGGACATCTTTC